AAAGAAGCAAGACCTCGGGCTTGGGATTGGTACATAGTTACCTCGCTTTTTTTAATAATATCACGCAGTTAAAGCGGATACAAAGGTCATTGTGGCTATGACAGAAGCCGTGGTTGGGCGGGTCGGGCTGGTTCCAGCTACATAGGAAGTCAGGTACGCAGCTACATCAGGCGTTGAATACCACAGTTCAACGTAATCATTGGCATTTAACAACACAAGGTAGTTCCAAGATGCAACAGCGCCTCCGTTAAAAGCACCGTGTTTGGCATTAACAGACACCTGTCCAGCAGACCCCACTACGTCTGTTCCGTTTTTCCTTAGCCAAACAGTAATTTCGTGAATAGCAGCCGCCGTGTTTATAAACTGTCCAGACCATTGCAGGTTGTAGATACCTGCGGTAGTGACCACTAACTCCGATTGGATTGTCCCCGTCATTGCTTCAGATGCTATTGTCCCGGAAGTGCTGACGGTGTAGGTTCCAGCGCCCCCAGTCCCCGTTCCAAAAGCGGTAATAGTCGTTCCCAACGTAATTCCGGTACCCGCAATCGTCATGCCCAGATAAAGCACACCTGAACTAACCGCTGTCACGGTCAGAGTAGTTAATGCCCTAGAAGCCGTAAATGCTGCCGTGTGGGAACCAAGACTCACTTTGTTGCTAAGATCGGTGGTATCAAAACGTATTACTTGGGCTGTGTTGGCGGGGGCAGTCTGGACGGTGGTATCTTGAAACGACCCAAACGGGAACCGGATATACGACCCTCCCGGATCGTTGCTCAACAAGGTCTGGAACGTATTGTCTAGCTGGTTGAAATAAATCCGCAGGGCGTTATTAAACTGCTCCTGATACCGACGGTCATACTCTTCCGGACTAACGATAAGGTTAGGGGACTTGGGTGGGAGCAGCGTGTTTGCCGGGATAGCCATTTATCTGCGACCATCAGGTCTGATATCTATTCGTGGTACACCAAGTTGCCAATTAACCCCAAGCCCGGTCGAAGAAATTTTAAACGCCATCTGCCGCCCACGAAGCCGTGTGTAAACCTGCCCCGTATATGACTCAATCGTGTAGTACCTAGCCCCTGTATTTGGATCAAAGTTATCCGCGCTAACTACCGTGTCAATAGTAGTAGTGTTATAAGGAGCACCGGAGTTCTGGCGTGGCTTGAGCTGCATGAAAAGCTGCGGATCATTCACCGTAGACCCGGCAAACGACACATCGGGCAGCATCCTCCAGACAAAAGCAAAGTGATCCCCATCCCCAATGTCAAAGTCGGACGATGTGATATAGGCCTCCATCGGGAGAGCAACCGGCAGTACCGCGTCATCCACACCCTTCTCATGGAATATCGTCTGGTTCGGGACGTAGTTAGGGGCGGGTGTGTACTGGGTATGGGTAGCTGCGGTTGTCCCTAGCGCCCCACGGGTGCAGCCGGTCAAAGTAACCCCAGAGTTACTAGTATAGGTAATGACTTCTGAGTCAATCTGAATGCTTCCCGAAGCCGGGTAAGTAGTTGTGTCTATCAAAGTGACCGCCGTATCCGAAGCAGTAAGCACCTCATTTAAATAGCTACTCTGGGTGCTGAAAGCTGCCATAGGGAAAGAACGTAACGAGCTATCCAACCAAGCTGTCCGGTTCATTGACCCGTAATACCAAAGCTTTTCCAAATAGTTGTAGATGACGTAGCTGTCGTTCACCGCGCTACCGTATGAAGGGTAGTGCCACCAGACCTCGTTAAACGCCTCATTTGACCCACAGACAACCTGATACGCTTGAGACTGGTTGAGGTTCCCAAAGATGAACTGGCGCAAGGTGCAAGGGTTGGAGGCAACAGTACCAGAGTAGGTGTAAAACTTATCCATCCCCATCCAGTAAGTCACGTTGTTTACCGTAACAGCCGCATGGGGGGAGATGATGGAGAGGTTGCCTTCAATCATGTTGAAGCCCCAGACATAAGGTGGTCCAAGGTACTGCATTACAAAGAGCGCCGTGTCGGTAAATATCAGGTTTTCTTGCCGCCCATGCAACGCAGTGACAATGGCTGAGCCGTTTGATAGCCGCAGTTCACCGGCTTGGTTGGCGGCACTAGGCACCCAATCGTAGGGGTTTTCCTGATCTGACCAACGAACCAGCATCGGGTCAAAAGTAGTAGGGGAGCCAGCCTCACCGGGATCATAGGGGTTAGACCCCATCGCAATAACAAACCGTTGAAGGGGGGATACGAAGACTTGGAGGGTTTGGGTTGGAACAAAGGTACCGGATGAATACCCAGCGGATGATGCTAGGCTCTTCAGGGTTACGCATTTTGCATATGACGTAGTGTCTTTCGTCCAGTAATAAATCACCCCGTTGCGCGGAGCTGCAAGCATGTCCTGCCCAAAATTATCCAGCGACCACAGGCGAAGTTGTATCCCTACCCCAACATCTGATGCCGAACCCCAAGTCCCACGGCTCCAAGTCCCAGCACCCCAGCCAACCCCTTGCGTGTAAACAGCACCGCCAGCACTGATATCATAGGCTGCAACAACCGAACCACCCCCACCCGATGTCGTTGAGCTTGCTGCGGTAGCGTTGATGATGGTGTAAGTGTTGGCATCAATAGCCGTGATGATCTCGTAGGCCCCAACAATCGTTATGCCGCCAGCGGCAGTTGCCCCTGAAAAAGTTACATAAGTACCCGCAGTAGCTCCATGCGCTGTGTCTGTAACCGTGACCAGTTTGCTGCCAGAAACCATAGCAAATGGGTTGCTGTTGATGGTGCTTGAGTTTGCTTGTGGGGTTACGTCGTAGTAGGCACCGCCGTTCTCAACGTAGAGCTTCTGGTTGGTTCCAACGCCATCTAAATTACTTCCATCCAATGCAACCCAGTTCCATAGGGTTCTGGCAACACCTTTGTAGGTGTAGGTGTTTGGGTTAGAAATGCTTTGCCAGCCGCCCAGTTTCTCTGGGTACCCAGAACGAAAGCGTATCTTGTTGCACTCATAGAACCCACCCTCGTTGGAGTAGTTGGTTCCTTCTCTGTTTACACCCGGTCTGTATTGGAGTTTTTGTAATGGCATGGCTACCTACGCAAAGGTTCTGGTTCCGGCTTTGTCAATAATCAACGCCATTTTACGCGGCGGCAGACTGGGAAAACTAGGAATGCTGATGTGCGTCCAGCCTCCTCCTTTTACAGGATCTGAAAACTCCCGAATAACCTGATCATAAGCTAACCCTGACGCAGTTACAGCCCTAACAACCATGTCAGGGGTCATCCCCGGTACTCGTATATCAGCAGCGCAGCCAATCCTATGTTGGCTCGTATCTTTCGACCCTATGGCATCGTTTACGGCTTTACTGCGAAAGGCAGAATTGACCATGATCGGACGCCCTCCCAGCCTGTCTTTGACCAGTTCAAGGAACGTAGCTAACCGTCGCAGATTCTCTGTCTCACCAGCATTTGGGGTGTTGTCCAACAGCCGGTGATCTGTGACGGTCAGCTCCGCAAGGGTGAAGTGTTCACTTAGGTTCACTTGTTGCCGGGATCAGCTTTAACGGCCCCGCCCAAACCTAGAGCCGCAGCAATTCCTTGAGCAAGAAGCTGGTATTGCACCGGGACCATTGGGATTGCAACCATTGCAATGACACCCAACCCTGCCATCGTTGATGCTTCGCCAAACCTTTTTCTAAGCCAACCCATATCAATCTCCTAGAAGTTTCCGCCTACAGGATTCAACACCCCGGCTGGGGCGTCGGTGATAATTTTTGCACCCGGTTTGATATGACCATTCGTCCAAGGTGACTCGTTGATCGGGCCGTAGCAAGACGCAAGCTGTACGCCGTTCACAAGTTTTGCCTGTTTGTCGCACATGAAAGACCATTGATTAGACATCCCAGAATCTTTTCCAAGTATGAAAGTGCGTTGTACCAATGGGGCAACCGTCCAGCTTGGGGCTTGTGGTGCTTCGCTGACGGTGCTGAACAATGACCAGACCTTGCCCGGAGGGGCGTCACAAGAGTTATTCATCAGCGCAGGATTGGCTACGCTTCTGCCTGTCAACACTGGGCAGACTGCCATTCCCTCCTGAAACGCCTTCCCCTTCACCAGAATCACTTTACCTGTAGGCGTTGAGCCAGACGCCGCGCACAGTGCATATTCCCCGTTGCAGATCATGATGGGGGCGGCAAAGACGTTAGAACAAAACAGGGTGAGTGCCAGCAGCTTTTTCATTTGTCAGCCTTATTGTCTAATTTGTCGTAGATGCCCTTGAGCATTGTTTTTATGTCGGCAATATCGCGCAGATAGTCATCTCGTCTAACGTATTTCTCCGGCAG